CTTCAGTGTACCTTTCAAAAATCTTTGTAACTTTTGCTTCAACATCGGTTACACTAAAACCCCTCACCAATTTCTCTTCTCTTGTTTTTTTGGTTTTACCAGTTTGAATATCTACTGTTTCAAATTGGATTTTTGCAATGAAATATTTTTCGTCCATAATTAATTATTTATCTTCCCAAAAAATCGGAAAGTTTGTTCATTAAATCAAGAGACTTACCCAATCCTTTTTCAGATTCAGGTTTTCTTAAATTTCTTTCTTCTTCTATGTTTTCTTCAAAGTTGAATTTATCTTCAGGTTTGTCAAAAAGATATGCTCCTGGTGTTGATGGTGAACTAACTAAGTCAAAACAGATAAGTTCAAAATCGTCTTGTACTTCATTTTGTTCTCCCTTCTTTTTTAGAGTACCCACCCCTCTTGAAGATATACCCATTGTACATCCTTGTCTCATAAGGTTTGCAGCAATATCACCAGGTGTAGAAACAATGCCTGTTTCGTGAAACGCTGGTGAGGTTAGAAGTCTGAGTTTACCCATCAAGGTATTTCCGTCCCACCATACATCATCAATAATGTGTGAAACTCTTTCCAAATCTACAATAGATGATTCGGGGTGATTCAACTCTGAAAGGGAAGTTCCCTTTTGGATCATTCTCTTATAATTTTCGGCTTCTCTTTTTAATATTTTTTCGGGATATAATCTTCCGTTTCTGTTTGGAGTATCAAACTTTTGAAGAACAGCATAGAATATAAATGGTTTGGAATGATCTCTCATTGACTTGGATTCCATGATAACCTTTTCGTTTTCAGGATGATTTGGTGAGATATATCCCGCATCGTGCTCCACCAAAATACCTTTACCGGTTTCGTGAGCCTCAAGTACTCTTAGTTGTTCTTTCATTTTTTTTACTAGATAAATATGTTGTAATATAATTATTAATGTCTTTTGAGACTTTTCTTATCGAGTTTTCGTCAACTAATGAACCGAATTCAACCTCAATAGAGACAGTAAAACGTATTAAATAAAACATTCCGTTGTCCCAAGCAAGCTGTGTTGAATTGTCAACTTCACCATTTTCGATTAACTCTTTTGTGTCCTCAGCCAATTGAGAAATCATTTTGGTGACATTTAAAATATATCCATTTCCATCTTCACGAACACCCGATCCATCGGGGTATCCCAAATAATCATTGATTGTCTGAAATATTTTGGAATTTATTTTATCTTTTATTGAAATTTTAATTGCTGTTTCTATGAATATACAAATTATAGATTTTTCATAATCCGAAAAATTCTTAATATTTTTTTTGTTTTCAGAAGATATTACATCATTCCAATAATCATAACAATCTATGTCCCAAAACCCTTGTGTTAACCATCTATCTTCTTTTGTCTCACGATCAAAGAATATCTCAAAATCTCTTAACTTATCAATACGATAGAAATATTCATCACCATCCTTTGATAAACCCCTACTATGATCATCCAACACTTCGAATATAAGTTCATTAAGTTCCTGATCACCGACAGATGTAACATATTTTAATGTTGATGCTGGATATTGGTGATATAGATCAAGTAAAATAGAGGTAGGAATTGAATCACCACTCGATTTAATTTTTTTATAAAAAACTTCAATATTACCACCGAAAAAAGCCTCGATAAATTCTACGAGACTTTTATCGGTTTCTTGTGATAACTCAATAAATTTTTCAATCATATAAATAAATATAATTTACACCAACAATTTTACGGGTGTTTCCATCTTTGAAAGATGAAATGAAAAATACCTGTTGGATTTAAAACTATTTTTTGTAATATATTTACAGATTGTTGTTAATGATTTTTTTAATTGTTCTGATTTGAAATCAATATATTCATCCAAGAATAATGTGATTTCCAAATTCATAAAACTCCTCTTCCCTTCCTGAATTCCTGAGGTTCTGAGATCAAGATCAACGATTGTTCTTCCGTTGAATATATTCAGATCTATTGAATCCAATAATTTGTGTTTTATGTCCCTTCTTAATGTATTGACCACCGATGACCACGATTCAAGATCCGTTATTGGTTCCACCCACGCCTGAATGACCAAATAAATTGATTTCATAGATTTAAAATCTACCGTTCCATAATTTATTTTGAAATCTTTAAATCCATTAATCTTAATTGATTTTCCCTTCTTCATAAAATCCCTTCATATGTAAAAACGTTTATTTTTTGAAAAACATAATAAAAATAAGGGTTATTGTCAAAATTTCGTAAATTCGTTTGTATTTATCGTTACAAATACAACTTATGATAATAGTAGAGGTAAATAAAAAAAATATAGAGGCCGCTCTGAAAATTTATAAATATAAAGTTTATAAGACCCAAGTTCACAAAAAACTTTGGGAAAATAAAGAATATATTAAAGATTCAGTGAAAAACAGAGAAAAGAGGAATAAGGCCATCTATGTGAACGACAAGTTTAAAAAGGATTAAACTATCTCGTTCAAAAATTTCCTGAGTTCAAACAATGAACGATGGGATTTATCATAAGATCCCAACTTTGATTTCAACTGATCCAATTTACCTTCTTCTATAGTATTTTTCTCAAATACAGAAACAATTTCAGATTTAGTTTCCTCAATCAAGTTTGTCAAATCACCTTCAGTTAATTCCTTCATTTCTTTGAGTAATGAAAGTTCTTCCTCTGAAAGACTTTCTAAGATTGGTTTGATTTTGGAATTTGCAATGTCCACTTGCATAGATAAAGGAAGATAAATGGTTTCACTTATCTCATCCTTTTTTTGAAGATTTTCCAACAGAGAAAGTTTTGTCTGAACCTTTTTTTCTATATTTGTTGAAAATATCAGATTATCAATAGATTCATAATTGTTAACTCCCTCAGACAAATATTTTTGAATATCTTTTCTCTTGTATAATTCTTTGAGTCTATTAATTGATTCATTAAGGAACATTTCACTAAATTCCTTGTCATATCCTTTTTTGGATGACAATTCGTAATATATATTTGTTGCCTCTTTTAAGTTCTTATTTTTTAAGACGTGATTCTTAAATTTGGTAAATGAACTTTTGAAGGTTCCTTTTTTATAACCTTCCACCAATTCATTTTCGAGTTGGGTGATATAACTTCCTAATGTTTTCATACTAAATAAATATTATGATTTTAGTAACTCGTTCAATTTTTGATCAATCTCCTCTAAAGATTTTTTAGCTTTGTTAATGTTGAGTTCAACAACACCGTTTAACATGCTATCTTCAAGGATTAAATTCTCATCTCTTTCCTTGGATTCGGGAGTTACTTCTGCGGTGGGAGTTTCTGTTTCAGCGCCACCCGCTTCAGCACCACCTGTTTCAGCCGCGGGTTCGGGTGTTGTGGTTCCACCACCTAATTCACCAAAACCACCTAAATCAGGACTTGTTGTTTCTCCACCACCAGGTGTTGTTGCCTCACCAGCACCCGCTTCACCTCCTTCCTTTGGTTTTCCATTACCGTATAACTTGTCAATATTGTCAAATATACCTGTTTTGGTAATTACATTCGGAGTTTCCTCAAGTTCCTTAGCTACAGCTTTTTCAATTCTTTGTTGTTGAATATCCAACTTAATTTCTTCATCACTGAATCCAAGAATATGTTTCTTAGCCCAAGAAGCGGATACCGCCTGAATACCATTTCCAGGATCGGTAACCGCGTCTCTGTAAAGTGCAATTTTAGATTGAAGTTGTTCAATCTTCAACATATCTTGTTGTGTTGATGGGTTTGTTAGACCCAAAGTGAAGTTATTAAGTTCGTCCTCAAATCCCAAGATATAAAGGTGAATAATCGCGATTTTATTCAATTCTTGAATCATCGCTTGTTGAATTCTATTGATTGTTCTTGAGAATCTAATATCCAAAAGAGAAAGATTCTTACCATCACCAACCACTTCTTCAAAACCAAGGAATGCTTTTGGAATTCTTAATGCCGTCAATAATTTCTTTTGAATATATTCAATATCCGCAATTTCACTCAGATTTTGAGCACCCGGTAAAGTATCAATGGGGTTTGGTGCGTTTGGATCACGAACAGGGATAAAATAATCTTGGTCTACCGCCATCTGATTATATCTCATATCCACATTACCATTCTTAGGATCCACAATTTGGTCTCTCTTGAATTTGTTGGCAACTCTCTGTACATACGCTTCCACATCTTTGTCATCCATATTTCCAACAAAAACTTTAAAAACCCTTCTTTCAGGTGCTCTTGATGTTCTATAGATTAACATCGCATCTTCGGACAACAGAAGTTGTTTCCATACTCTTCTTGCTTTTTCTAGCATAGAAGTTCCATAGGGTAATTTAGAGTCGTCACCCAAAAGTCTAAAGTGAGCAACCTCCCACGTATTGAATTCTATATTTTTATTTTTCCAAGTAAAAGTTAAGTGAGTGTTTTCAACACCGGTATTCATTGCAACGGTATTAACAACCATACCTCTCTCGAATCTTTCGATTTCAATATTTGGTAATTGTTGTGCTCCGACAACACCTTGTTCAGGGTCAATCTTTAAATAAAGAAAATTATCACCATACTTACAAGTGTTTCTTGTCCACATAGGTAAGTTAGTATTGATGTCCAACTTGTTGTTAAACAAGTCAGCCAAAATACTTTTGATTCTATTGGATTCTGAATATATTTGAAGAATAAATCCATTTTCGTTTGGAGTTGTTGATTCTTCAGCATAAATGTCTAAAGCTGCTGATATTTCAGGTGTAAACTCCATAGATTCATAGTCATAATATGAAGCCAACCTTGTTGGTTCATAATAGACGGCTTGGGTATAAAGGTTGTTTTCAACCTTTGACCATTGGTTTGCCAAATACAAACTCTGTTGAGCTTGAAGTTTTTCCTTTTCGTATTCCCCTTTAGATTTGGTTCTTAAAATTTCTTTTTTATCGAACCTGTATTGAGGAACTTGTTGATCCAATGTGGAATCTGGTCCAAAGACCCTTGAAAGTCGTTGCCAAATTGTATATTGTTGATTAGTTTGTGCCATAGTAATTAAAATAGTAGTTTTTTCAATAAATACAATATTATTATCTTCTCATTCCTCCGAAGAGCCATAAATATTTCTCTACGTCTTTCTGATTATAACTTCGATTGGAATCGTTATTTGTTTGACCATAATACGATGGAACACTCGGATTCATAAAGTCAGTTTTATATTTTACACTTTCATTTACCGTCCAAGAATCAATCATCGCTTTTGCTTGTTCAGTCACCTTTGTGAGTTTGGAAAAACTACTCTCACCAACATATAAAGCCATAGCAACAGACATAATTAAGTCGTCATGTTGTCCTTTGATATGGTCGGGTCTTCCGTTTATATAAACAAAAGTTAGTAATTCATTATATAATCTTGATGATCTTATCTTAAACCCGTGTCTAATATATTCTTCAAAAGTTGCAATAATCTGAACCCTTTTGTTATTGAAATTAATTCCCGGTATTTTCTCTTGCGCTTTTGGATCATATTTCCATATATCAGTTGATACTTGACCATCAATATAAAGGTTTTTATACCCCAACTCTTGCATCTTCCTTGCGGTTGATACACCCATACCACCTGTTATATCAATAACCACAAATGCGTTGTATCTTTGTGCCCATTTTAAGGCAATTTCAGCAGCAATATCAGGTGGAACCTTATCCAAAAATTCAATAACCTGTTCTCTTGTGTCAAAATCAACAATATTAAATGTTGTAAAATCCTCTGAATCCCCCCTTGATACATCGACACCCATAATATATTTGTGATCCAATATTGGATCCTCCCAAACCCATAACGCCCCTCCCATCATCTTGTCTTTGGGTTCTTTAATATCATTTTTCTTGATTTTTTCCATAGTTCCAGAGTCAATGACATTGTCACCCGAACCAAGAAAGTTACACTCCAATTCTTGAGACACCTTTCTTCTATCGTATTTCAACTTCTTAACCATAGTTTCAAACCAAGAAGAACAAGGTTTATAACCTTCATTGATTTTTTGAATAACAAATTCAAGATCCAAATCCCAACCCGCACCACCCAACCTAATTACGTGTTCTTCTTCAGTATATTCTTCTTTGTTCAACAAATAATGAACAATATCTTTGGTTTTTACTAAATAAAGGTCTTTGGTATATCTCGGATCTCTATACCAATACATTTCGGATATTTTGAAATCATTCATACCCCGTAAAGCTTGATCGTAAATTGAATAATAAATTTGATCAAATCCGTTGGGTGTTGAAATAACTATAACTTTACCACCCGTTGAGAGTGAAGCCATACAAGCAGCCCAGAAATCATCATCAGCTTCAATATATGCAGCCTCGTCGAATACAAGAATACTCGGAGTATAACCTCTTAGTGCGTCTTTTGATGTTGCAACAGCTTTTACTTCACAACCATTTGTTAATCTAAAGTGACGTTGGGAGTTTTTATCAGATGAAAAACTAACTCCAAACCAATCAGGCCATTGTTCTTGGAAAGACCTGATTTTATCAGCCATACCTACGGCGGTATCAAGTTTGTTGGCGATGATCAATATCTTTTCAGGTTTTCCCTTCGGAGCTGTGATCAACTTTTTGGAAATCCAAGCTGCGGTGACAGTGGAAACTCCCGCCTGTCTATATTTTAACGCAATATTTTCCTCGAACTTTTCAAAATCCTCAATCAATTTCACTTGGTCAGGAAACAACTTCAGGGGTACGAACCCCTGAACTGTTTGATCATAAGTTTTCAAATATGTTTTTAACGCATATTCAGGACTTTTGACACATTTGGCATATTCTAATAATACCTGTTCTCTTGTTAAACCCATCCATTAATTTAAACTTATTCCGAGATTAGAGAGGAAATTATCCAAGTCTTCATCATCATCTTCTGAACCCATAGCATCTTCATATTCTTGATCTTTAAGTTCCTGAATAATCTCTTTTACCATTTTGTCTACAATTTGCTTGCCTTTTGGTGTTTCTGCGAGAATTTCTTTCATAGTCTTGAAGAACTCGTCAGTACTCAGAGAGGCAATTCTTGATTTGAGATAGAACTGAATGATTTTCTTGTCTTCGTCAAATAGTTCATCAGGATAAGCATTTACCAATTTTTCATATATAATTGGTCCGACTCTCATATCCCAAATTTCATGTGGTAAAGTGTCTGCAACCCCCATAACCATTTCTGCCGATCTTGGATCGTCAGGTAAACCCTGAGTCATAACCAAATCGTTCACACCTTTAAGTAGTTCATGAATGAGAAGTGGAAACCATGTAGCCTGTGCTTTTACGGTTGGAGGATCTGTAGTTTCGTCAACTTCTTCTTTACCCATCATTCCTTCACCACTACCTGCCATATTCAACATTTGTTGGTTAGGCATAATCCAATATAAATAGTCAGCGTATGACATTATAACACCATACAATCTTACCAAGTCAGGATTCAATCTATCTAATTCTGGTACTACAAGTTGATACATATAGTGACCTTTTTTTGCTCCACCCTGAATCAAAGCATTTAGAATTCTTCTTTTTGCGGTTTCCGCGTTAAAATTCTCCATAGAATTCATAAAGGACATAAAGTCATCTTGAAAATCTTCTTCTTCGTCCTCTTCTCCTCCGAATTGTTTTTCAATTTCATCCTCATCGTACTCTTCTGGTTTAGAACTCATACCTTGTTTTGTAATTTCACCGGGATTAACTAAGTCCGCTTCAAAATTTACTTGATCTGTAATACCGGTCTCCTTCTTTACCAAATCAATTGCTAAATTTTCCAAATATTCTTTGTGACTAGATTGAATCTGTAGAATTCTATTCGAAGCACCCATAACCAAAGTCTGTAACTGCATCATACCATTCATTCCCGATAAATTTCTTACACCTGTGAGACGTTTCAAGTTTTCAATAACATCCTTGAATCTTTTACTTGCGATAATTTGTTCAAACGAATCAGGTACTCCGTCGTTATTTTTATCGGGAAGTGCGGGATTT